ACAGGAATGTTTTTAAAGATGTTATATATCATTAAAAAGTAAAGCCCTCTGTGTTTTTGAATAAAAACACGCAAAAACTGATATTTATAACCATGGCAGTCTATCAAACACTACAAGCAACCTCAGTTGGAGCAAACTCGGGACCGTTTAATGTGTACTATAATGTTATTGATCCCAGTTATTCAATTGCAAGTAATGTAAGTGCTGGAGCACTGCAAACCGGAATAACCTTTCCAGTTCCAGTAAATGCGTCCACTATTATTGTAGTTAATTTAAGTCCTTATTGTAATGGAGAATCACAAACTCTTCCAATTCTAGCATATACTGCTACTCCAACACCTACCTTAACGGCAACACCTACTTTAACACCTACACGCACCCCTACATCAACCCCTACACCAACTCTAACTAGTACACCGACTGTAGGATTAACTCCAACACCTACTCAAACTCCTACACAAACCACTACACCTACTCCTACGCCAACTTCTACCCCTACACCAACTCCTACACAAACCCCTACACAAACCCCTACTCCAACAACCCCTAGTATGGTTGTAACTGTCAACAATAACCATGGTAGTAGTATATCTGGCTTTACACTACAAATAGGTGGATCTACTGTATCACCGTTTACATCAGCGACGCTAGCAACAGGTTTATCTATCGGAAGTAGAACCCCAGCTCCATCAACAGGAAACAACAGCTTTACTATACAAAATAGTTCTTCCACTACCGTGACTCTTGGAACTATTATAGACAGTGTTACCCTAGCAACAATAACTCCTACTGGAGTTACTGGAAATCCAGGAACAGCTATAAACGGCACTATTTCATTGACAGCGGCAAACATCACAAACGGCATACAAATTAATCTTACATAAGATTAGGTATTTATAATCATGGCAGCAATAAACTACACACCATATACGTTAACAATAGGATCTGAAACTACCATTTATCAAAATGAAGTAAAGTGTAGAGTTTCTGAAAATGATTTTAATTATTCACAAAATCCTACCGTTTTTGCTAATGTTAGCTATATAAGTGGTTCTGGCTCTCTACCTATTTTTGCACCTTACGGTCAAATAAACAGAAGTGGTCGAATTACGGATGGCACTTTGACTGATAACATAACAGGTTCAGATTTTCGTCCGTACACAACGACAATTGGGTTGTATAACGAAGCAAATGAACTTTTAGTGGTTGGTAAATTAGCAACCCCTTACCCAATCCCATCTAATACAGATATGACTTTTATTGTTAAATGGGATTCTTAAATTAATTTTATGTCAGAAGCATGGTTTATTTACGAAAACGGAAAGATAATACACTACGATTCAGTAGATAAATTTCCTCCAAATTGCGTAGGATTTGTATACAAAATAACAAATATCCGAACTGGTAAGTTCTACATCGGTAGAAAATCTTTATTTTCAAATGTAAAAAAGAAGTTAACCAAAGCTGAACTTAATTTACAAACTGGTCCTGGTAGAAAACCTACTTCAAAAAGAGTAATATCCGAATCAAATTGGTTAGATTACTGGGGATCTAATAAAACTATTTTACAAGAGATTAAAGATAACGGCTTAGCTGATTTTAGAAAAGAGATACTTAAATTTTGTTTTAATAAGAAACAATTAACTTATTGGGAAGTACATTTTCAATGCGTAAATGAGGTACTTTTAACTGATAAATCCTATAACGATACAATTTTAGGAAAATTTTATAAGGGAGATTTAACATTTTAGGTAAGTTCTTTACTATTTATTAGTATGATAGGAATAGTTTACGAAATACGGATAGGTCCCTATAAGCAGATAGGATCTACACACGACTTAGAGGAAAGAAGGTACCATCATTTAAATCTACTCGTTAAAAACAAGCATTATAATCAATTCTTACAGAGGACTTACAATAAGTACAATGTTTTTAAAATAGTAGAGCTTTACAGGTTTCCAACAAGAGAAGAAGGGTATAAAAAAGAACAAGAACTACTAGACTTGTTTTACAGAAAGCCTTATTACATGATGGAACATCCAATGGCTAGCGGAGGTTCTAAACCAGGAAAAGAGCATCCAAACTACGGCAAAAAAAGACCCGGACATTCTCAATTTTTAAAAGATAATCCCAGTAAGTGCGGGCTTAGGTATAAGAGAACAGAAGAACATACACAGCATATGAGAGAGATGCTTAAAGGAAAAGTAATATGTAAAGATTTAGAAGGTAATACTTTTTCAGTTACTAAAGAAGAGTATGATAGAAGAGAAGACCTCGTAGGAGTTAGTAGTGGAATTGTTAAACCGAACGCAAGAAAGTCTATAAAGTGCGTAGAAGATAATTTAATATTTGACTCTCTAAAAGAAGCATCAAAACACTACGGTATATCTTCGAGCAATATCTGTGAAAATATTAAGCATAATAAGCTTATAGGGATAAAGAAATTAGGGAGATCTATTTCTTTTATTTACTTCAGAAAAGATTTGGTTATTCCAGAATAATTCAGTATAATTAGTATTAATGGAAAACAAGCATTTAGTACTAGGATTACTACATAAAGTTATAGGCAAATCTAAGCCTTCTACAAAAGGTAATTATGCCTTTTATTGTCCGTTTTGCAAGCATCATAAACCTAAGCTAGAGGTAGATCCAAGCACAGGATTTTACAATTGTTGGACTTGTCAACCTGCTACTAAAGGTAGAAGTCTAGTAAATTTACTCAAAAAACTACATGCCACGTCTGAACAGATTGCTGAAATACGATCTTATTTTCCAGATGGAAAAGGAGAACAACAGGATAAGACTTACCAAATTGTAGAGTTACCTAAGGAATTTGAGTCTCTAACTAAGAGTAGCACCAAACTTCCATATAGACAAGCTAAGTCCTACATTCAAAAAAGAGGTTTAACTGATATTGATATATTAAAGTATAATATAGGTTACTGTGAAACTGGTAAATATCGAAATTCTATCGTAATTCCTTCCTATAACGAGAATGGAAGATTAAATTATTTCATATCTAGATCCTTTGAGAAAGACCCAACTAAAAAATATAATGCACCTTCTTGTAATAAAAACGATTTAATCGGTTTTGAGTACTTCATTAACTGGAAAGTACCGGTTATACTTTGTGAGGGTATTTTTGATGCTATTGCTCTAAAACGCAATGCAATTCCTTTATTTGGTAAGACTATACCAAAAGCATTAATGATGAAATTAGTACAAAGCGATGTTAAAACGGTTTATTTGGCGCTAGATAACGATGCATTAAAACAATCGATAGATTATGCCAAACAATTAATAGACCTTGGTAAAGACGTTTATTTGATTGAATTAGAGGGCAAGGATCCATCTGAAATAGGTTTTGAACAAGTAACAAAATATTTACACCATGCAAAGCAGCTTACTTTTGGTGACCTGCTACTTAAGAAAATGCAATTATGATAATAGAACAACGAACTAGAGATATTTATAATAAAGAACTAAATGGATTATAGGAAGATATGGGAAAAGAAAAACGGGCCTATTCCTGTAGATGAAAACGGTAGAAAGTATGAAATACATCATATTGATGGAGACAGAAAAAATAACTCTATTAATAATTTAATGTGTTTATCCGTAAAAGAACATTATACTTTACATCTGAAGCAGAAAGATTATCAAGCAGCAGGTGTTATTGCTTCAAGAATGAAAGTTTCTACGGAAGAGTTAGAGTTAATAAAAAAAGGTATTAGCGAAAAGACTTTAGGAAAGCCTAAACCCTGGCTAAATAAACCTAGAGAAAAAACAAAATGCCAGTACTGCGGTAGATTAAACGGAGGAGGAGGACATGAAAGAAGTTGTAGAGCTAATCCTAATAGAGATCCTATACTAAGACCTAATCTAAGTAAGACGATAAAGGGGATTCCTAAAAAGAAAACAGAGTGTAACTTTTGTAATAAGGAGATTAGCTTAGGTAACTTACATAGACATGAAACTAGCTGTAAGTTAAATAAAGAGAGAAGAGATTTTACATGGAAAGTAGTAAAATGTCCGTACTGTTCTCAAGAAGGGGGTTTAAATATAATGAAAAGATGGCATTTTGAAAATTGTAAAAGTAAAATATGATAGACAAGAACATAGTGGAGCAAAGATCGCAAGAATGGTTTGAAATTAGAAAAGGAAAAATAACAAGCTCAGAAATTCATAAGATAATGGGAGGTAAAACAGTAAACGACTTAACCGACACTGCAAAAACCTACCTACTTGAAAAAGTATCTGAACTTTATGGTGGATTTGCACAGTTAGCTCAAGGTCCTGCTCTAGAATGGGGTACTGAACTTGAACCTTTGGCTATTGAAAAGTACACAGAGCGAACTAATTTACAAGTAAACAAAGCTTCCTTCATTCCTGTTGGAGATTACTTTGGTGGTTCTCCGGATGGTTTAGTACCACCTGATGGTATTATTGAAGTAAAATGTCCATATAATTCTGCTAATCATTTTAAGCATGGACTCATTAAAACAGCAGAAGATTTTAAGAAAATAGCTTCAAATTACTACTATCAATGTCTTTCTAACATGATTTGTGCTGAGGCTCAATGGTGTGATTTTATTAGTTTTGATCCTAGAGTTGATTCTAGGTATCAAATGTTTGTATTTAGGTTCAGTAGAGATGAAAAAGAAGCTGAATATATGGTAGAAAAAGTGAAAGTAGCAGCTAATTACATCAAAGAAACAAAAGAAATGGTCGAAAATGCTCAGCTAATCAAAGGGTAGATATTTATTAGCATATGATTAATGCTGAATTACTTGGCCGAAGACTGGCTGAAGCCATTATAAATGAACCAGGTCCTTGTTTCTACCCAGGTAAGTTTAAACCACCACACAAAGGACATTATGAAGCAGCCAAAAATTTGGCTAGCAGAGATTATGTAAAGAAAGTTGAAGTTATTATTAGCAAAAAACCTATTGATGGTATTACTCCTGAAGATTCTTTAATGATTTGGAATATGTATCTTAAAGCAGAACCAAATCCCAAGATAGGTGTTA